GAGAACGTAGACGACAAACTCTTAAAGAACGCGATAAAAGAGAGTCAAGAAATCTACATTCGTGACATCATAGGTAGTGGCTTATACAATGAGTTGCAATCTCAAGCGTTTGCAGGTACTCTCACAAACTTGAATACAACGCTTCTAGACTCTTATATTGCGCCTTGCTTGAAGTACTATACTTTGTGCGAAGCGATGCTTCCTATGACGTTCAAATTGATGAATAAGAGCGTAGCAAGTAGAGAGAGTGACAACGCTAGAGCGATAAGTGTAGACGAGTTGACACTTTTAGAAAATCGCTATCGTGACAAAGCAGAATACTACGCGAATCGTTTAAGAGATTACTTGCGAGAATATACGAACGACTACCCATTGTTTTTGAATCCCGGTTCTACGTTCGATACTATACGACCTTCAAGCACTACATTTGTAGGCGGTATCTATTTACCTACTGACTATGACGATTGTTTTTGGAACTATGACTTCCCGCCCGACGAGAGATAACAAGTGGCAAAAGAACAACGAAGCCAAACTCATCAAATTCTTAAAGAATGACCCTAAATCAAATCATAGCAAAAATCAGAACGCAAGTCGAAAGCCATAAGATGGTCGGCAAGTTCTCTGTCGGTGCAGAGTACAATCTCGCAGTCGACGAGGTCAAGTTCTACCCTCTCGTGTGGTTAGTACCTGACGGCTTTGATATGGCTACTCGTGATGGTCGCTACGTGAACTATCGCTTTGCGTTGCTAGTTTTTGATAGGGTATTCGAGAGCGAGTCGAATACGATAGAAGTTTTAAGCGATACGGCTCAAATAATTATTGATATAATGGCTCTAATCGACTATCACTACAACAACGATGAAGACTTTCAGTTGATAGTGAGTAGCACAGCAGAGCCTTTCTATGACGCAAAAACAGACATTGTCGCAGGTTATGGCATCCAATTCCAAATTTCTACTCCTTACTTGGCTGATAGTTGCGTTGTACCTGTGTAGCGTCGTGTACGCGTTCTTTACTTTCAAGCCGATTGAGAGAGAACCGATGTACATTGAGACTATTTCGTACTATGAAGACACTATCGAAAAAGTACGATTTAAGAAACAACTTCTTCACGATTCTATTTACTTGTATGATACGATGTATGTTGACACTTTCGCTCGTACTAGCGATGGACTTAAACGCGCAATCGATTTACATCGGCACATCGACTCTATCACAAGCGAATCACTATCTCGTTGAGGGCGCAAAAGCAAGACGCAAAGTTCTTGTCTATCAAAAGTTGATTTTGCTAGATTCTATCGAAATCGCACAAATCGACTCTATTCGAACAATTCAAGCACGAAGTATACAATCTAAGCAAATCGAAATTGATGCGCTTAGAACGCACGAGAAGACGCTTAAATCGCAAGTCATCGTGTTCTCTATTGTTGCTTTTGTGATTGGTCTCATCTTATGAAGAAAAATAACGTCGTACGAATTGAAAAAAATTGGGAAGAAACTAAAGTACTTCTCATCTCTGACTTGCATTGGGATAATCCAAAATGCGACAGAGCATTACTCAAGAAGCATCTCGACGAAGCACTAGCAGGAAATCACGACATTCTTATCAACGGAGATTTGTTTTGCTTGATGCAAGGTGCGTACGACCCTCGCAAATCAAAGAGCGACATACGTGAAGAACACAACGTCGCGAACTACTTTGACGCTATTATCAACACGGCTGTCGATTGGTTCACACCTTACGCTCATTTGATTAAGTTGATAGGCTACGGCAATCACGAGACAACAATCTTGAAGCGTCAAGAGACTGACATCATTGAGCGATTTGTGACGTTGCTGAACTACAAGTGTGAGTCAAACGTTCAAGTCGGTGGCTATGGTGGATGGATTCGCTTTAATTTTGACGACGGCTCAAGTCATCAATCATTCAAGATTAAATATATGCACGGCTTCGGTGGCGGTGGTGCAGTAACTCGTGGAACTATTCAACACAACAGAATGAGTGTCAACGTCGAAGGTGCTGACGCAATTTGGATGGGTCACGTTCACGAAGACTACGAGATGACGTATACGGTAGAAGAGTTGACAACAAAAGATACGGTAATCTTGCGCGATATTTTAATGATTCGTACAAGTGCGTACAAAGAAGAGTACGGAGACGGCTCAAAAGGTTGGCACATCGAACGAGGTGCATCGCCAAAGCCTATCGGTGGTCGTTGGTTGATTATGAAACCTTATCGAGACGAGAAGACATCACGAAAGATTCACGCTTACACACACAAAACGCTATGATTGTAGATGTCTTAATCGTACACGAAGAGAGAAACGAACAAGCGTTTCTAGAGATTGGTGTTGATGCTGAGTTGATAGAGTATCTTGAAGAAGGTCTCGTTGACTTGCGTCAAGTTGTAGCAATAAGCGCGTATCACGAACACACTCAACTCTTCTTAAATGGTGGTCACTCGTTGATAATTGACGAAGACTTTTATACTTTTGCGACTCGATGGAAAAAGATGCGATAAACCCGAACCACTACAAGACAGGCGACGTAGAAGCAATAGAAGCAATCAAAGCAAGTATGACACAAGAAGCGTTCTACGGGTATCTCAAAGGCAACGTCTTGAAATACGTGTGGCGTTTTGAGAAAAAGAATCGTCTTGAAGACTTAAAGAAAGCAAATTGGTACTTAACTAGACTCACAAATGAATATCAATCAAACAGCATTCAAGGGCTTTAACAAAGAAGAATCGACGAAGAAGCAAATCTATCTTCATCACACAGCAGGTGGCGCAGATGCTGTATCGACGTTTAAGTTTTGGGATGCAGACAAAGTCAACGTCGCTACTTGTGTCGCTATCTCTCGCTCAGGTGAAATCGTACAAGGCTTTGACTCTAAGTTTTGGGCGTATCACTTAGGTTTGAAGTCATCGCACTTCTTAGGTCTACCTTACACTAATCTAGACAAGAACTCAATCGGTATCGAGATTTGTAATTGGGGATATTTAACACAAAAAGGCTCTAAGTTCTACAACTATGTGAACAAAGAAGTCAAAGATGTGTGTAAACTAGACACACCATACAAAGGCTACACGTACTTTGAGAACTACACGAAAGAACAAATCGCAAGTGTCAAAGAGTTGCTCTTGTTATGGCGTGAAAAATACGCTATTGACTTAACGTACAACGAAGATATTTGGCAAGTCACAAAACGCGCTTTATCGGGCAAGAATGGTGTCTTCACTCACAACTCAGTACGCAAAGACAAGATAGACGTTTACCCTCACCCACTATTGATAGAAATGTTGAATGACTTTTGATGAATTTTTGAACGGCTTAGGCGAACGAGCAGACTCTTTCGTCACTAAAGGAGACAGCGAACTGAACGAGATTATCGCTAACTTTTGGAATGGTGTCACGCTACAACTTCAAGAGCAACTTGACAAACCTAAGCGAAGAGGCAAATTTACATACGACTCAAACGCTAGTGGTAAGTTGCGTCAATCTATCAAACCACTAGAGACGACGAGAACACCTACGTCGTTGACTATGCGTCTAGGTATGGAAGACTATGCAGAGTACGTCGATGGCGGTCGTCGACGTGGTAAGCGCCCACCTGTACAAGCGATAGAACAATGGCTCATCGACAAAGGTATACAAACACGAGCGTCAAAAGGTGAAGACCCTATCAAAGCACGTCGCAACAAAGCACAAGCAATCGCAAACGCGATAGGTCGTCGAGGCATCAAACCTACAAAATTCATACGCAACGTATGGAATCAACAACTTCTAGACGGCATCTCAAACGAACTTGCTACAAAACTAGGAAATAGAATTTTCTCGGTAGACATCAAATAATTTTTCTATTTTGTTTGCATAGTGAAAGAATTGTTGTACTTTTGTGAAGTATGACAAACATCGAACAAATTCAAGAAGAGTTAAAACACAAGCACTATCACGGTCTTCAAAAGACTATTCACGAGAGAACAGGTCTCTCGCTTCCAACTATTCGTAAGTACTTAAAAGGTGACGTGTATCACCCGACAGCGGTCAAAGTATTCAAGACAGCAAAAGAAATCATTGAACAAATCGAAAACTAATATGAACAAAAGTGAATCAATCAAGAACATTGGACTTGCTTTGTGCAAGTTTCAAGCAACAATCGGCAAGGTGTCGAAAGAAGCAAACAACCCATTCTTCAAGTCTAAGTACGCATCACTCGCAAACATCTTAGACACTATTCAAAAACCTTTGAGCGATTGCGGTCTTGCGTTCGCGCAACTACCTGACGACGACGCGTTGACTACTCTCTTAATTCACAGCGAGAGCGGTGAGTGGATTGAAGCGTCTTACAAGATGCCTGTCGCAAAACAGAACGACCCTCAAGCGATGGGTTCTGCAATCACGTACGCCCGACGTTACGCTCTAGGTGCAATCTTAGGACTCAACATCGACGACGATGACGATGGCGAGAAAGCAATGGGTCGCGCACCACAAAAAGAAACGCTCACGCCTAAACACGCTAATTGGGCAAAAGCAGTAGAACACATCACTCGTGGTGGTAAAATCTCTGACATCACAAACAAGTATCACTTGAACGAAGTAGACTACAAATTGTTGTCGACTGCAAAATGAATGTTTGAGAATGGTTACGACTACGCAAAGTGAAGAGCAGTGGCAAGAATTGCGACGCTCTAGATTTACCGCTTCACAAATTCACAAGTTGATGGGTACTCCGAGAAACAAATCGGAGTACTTGAGTGAAACTGCAAAGACATTTGTCTATGAAAAAGGCGCAGAGATATTGACAGGCATAAGACCTGAAATCTATGGTCGCGCTCTTGAATGGGGCAAAGAACACGAACGTCAAGCGTATGAAGCGTTTGACCCTTTTAACACACTAGCGACTTACTACGGAGGTGAGACATTCGTCTTTGTAGAATACGGTGACTTTGGTGGCTATTCGCCTGACGCTCTAGGCGATGACTTCATCGTTGAGTTCAAGTGTCCTTTCAATAGTGGTATTCATCTTCGCAACTTCTCAATCAAGACAAACGAAGACTTAAAGTCTCAGCATCCTGACTACTATTGGCAAGTTCAAATGGGTATGATAGCGACAGCGTGTGAGAATGCGTTCTTTGTTTCATACGACCCTAGATTCGTTGACTCACATCGTACGCACATAGTAAATATCACGCTTGACGACGTAAAAGACTTGATTGATGAGAAGTTATACTACGCAGGTAACTTACTGCAAAGTGTCATAGAATTGTCATAAAACAAAATAAATAGAAAAAAAGTTTGCAAAGTACTTGCGTATATGTTTGCTAGTTGTATATTTGCTACATCAAACGAAACAAACTATGAAACAAATCAACATCACACCACAAATGTCAGTAGATTTCAAATCTCTGTATCAGTGTTCTCAAGAACCTATTTTCAAAATTGCAGGAAATGGCGAAGTAACTCACGGCTGTCGTGTTATTGCAAAGACACACAAAGCGGTTTTTGTTTATGTGTCATCTTTTTTAGATTGCTTTGGATTTTGGATGCCAATCGAGACATACAATACTATTGAAAATGGCTACATATTATCGAATGATAAAAAAACTAATTTTAACAACACAATCTATCGTTATTAATTTAGTACTATGGCACTAGACATCATATACCCAATCGTATTGACTCCTATCACCATTGCGGTGATGTACGCGAGTCACGTGTTGACAAAGAAGTCGAAGAGAGTAATCGAAGAAGCGACTCCTTATCAATTTGAAAAAGACGAAATCATTGAAGGCTTCAACGAAGCGATTCAACATCAACGTCAACAACTCTACAAAATGTATAAAGGCAAAGCAAAATGAATACAAGAATCGTACAAGCAACTATCAACGACGTGAGCGAATATCGCGTCTACTACAATCAATCAATCATTGCACGTTTTGAGAAGAACGTATACGCTCAACAATTTGCAAATAGATTGAATGGCATTGGCTATGTTCTCGTGAACGAAGACAAAGACATTTTGTGTGTCTTTGATAGCGAACCTACTATCGAAGAGATACAACATCAACTTGAAGAGAGTTACTCAATGGAGTTGCAAGTCAACGAACTTGCGCCCATCTCATTGTACAATCACTACGAAGTACGCGGTGACAACTTCACTGAGATTGTTGAAATTGTAAAAACTAGAATCATATGACACAATATCAATTTGCTATATGGCTAGGCTTCATCGTCATCTCTTTCGTACTAGGCTTCTATTGTGGTAAATATGACGAGCAAGAGTGAACAATTCGAGAGAATGTATATCAAAAATCAATAACAAAAAAAATATGAAAAAAGAATCACAACTCAAAAAAGTGAAGACACATTTGATGAATGGTAAGTCTATCACACCAATCGACGCTTTGAACTTGTATGGCTCGTTTCGACTCGCCGCATTGATTCACGTACTACGTCACAAAGAAGGGCTAGACATCGTGTGCGATGAGACAGAAGGCTTTGGTAGATATTCAATCAAAGAATAATTTGCTATTAAGTTACAAAGTACTATTTTTGTAAGGTATTAAAGTTGTGTGCGAGACAACTATCAACAGACCTTTGCCCTCGGCAAGTATCGAACTCGCACTTCGGTACTCGCTTGA